CGGATGCGAAGCTCTCGACGCAAGCGAATCTCTGCCAGCCGAATGAAGTCAGGGATCTGGCTACTTAGATCGCTTCTTGCGAGATAGTTTGCGATTGCTGTTTGCAGATCGCTGTAGGTCGTTAGGGCCATGCTTTACATCATCCCATCCGAATGTCTTGACTCCGATATGCCCGATGTGCATCGACAATTCGTGGTCTACCCAGACAGGAATGTCGTTTTCCATGCAGCGGACACAGAAAGTGACGTCTTCCCCAATTACGTTCCCATGATCCGTCCAGATGATGTCAAACCAAGGACGGGGAACCTTCTCAAACACTTCTCTACTGACAAGCGTACACGCAAAACCGACTGCTGTCACCTGCTCAATTCCCTTCTTGTTCCTGCTCTCTACCTTGTGCCACACCTGATACGGTTCGCCTTCAGGCTTGCCGTTCAACATCTCCCGCTCAATCTTGAGATTCAGCGCGGTAGGAAGAATCGGCTCCCTCCTGGTGGTGGCGTTCGTCCCGATCATCGACACCTGTCTTGACTGAAGAATCTCCAGCGCGTTAGCAGGAAACCGTTGATCCGAGTCAATCCACAACGTCTGATCTGCACCCCACTCCAGAGCCTCGGATGCCAGTTTCTCCCTTTGCGTGAAGATCAGCGTTCCCGGCATCTGCAACAACTGGATGTCGTTTACTCCACGTTTGGCCTCGTAAGCACACAGCCTAGCAAGGTCGAAACAGAATCCAGACATCACCTCGTCCCTGCATGGGACACAGATTGCAACTTTCAAATATGCCCCGGATGAGTTCTGAAAAATCGGTTGTCAGGATTGTTTAGGAAAGCCTTGAACGCAGTCTGATCTATTACGTGGAAGCCACGCATGATGCCTTTTGCGTTCAGGTCATCAATCAGCGTCAGCGGAAGTCGAGCAACGTGCGTGATTACATCGTCGAACTTCTTGGGCGCATCGTTGAATTGACGTTTGTTCGCCTCGATGATTTCGGAGACATCCTGCTTTGTCTCCAGAATCACACCGCTCTCAGTCGCGTGAGCAACGGTATATCGGCCGTCGTGAACAGAAAATAGTGTTGGCATAGAAGCGGGGAGAGGTTTCCCCCTCCCCTTCCCGATTACAGCGCGGGGTTCAAGTCCGCAACGATGGCATGAGCCGCCTCGTTACGCATCTCGAGCGTGAACTCGCACAGAAGCTGGGACTTGTCGCTGTCGCCAACTTTTGCAAGATCAGTCGTTGCAAACGGACGCAGATACGCCAGAGCAGCGTATTCCGGATCGATCAGCAGCGCGTCACGAGTACGCATGAAGCGGTCAGGAACAACCGACAGAGTACCGAAATCGCTCATGTAAACATCAGCGGCACCGATAATCGTCGTCGGCTGGTCACCAGGAGCCATGTAACGCTGGGCAGCGATACCGGCAAACGAGGAGACCTTCTGCTTCAGACCGGAACCAACAATCAGCATCGTCGGATTGCCACCCGAATCGAACGCCGCCGCAACTTCGTCCTTCAGAAGCTGCTCGGTGAATGTACGAGTCGCACCGTCCGAACGGGTCGAAACGCCGATAGTCGTCGGGTCAGTGCCGGAAGTACCTTTCGACGTATTGGTTTTCAGCCAAGACAGAATCGCGCCGAGTTTACGAGCGGTCGTGGACGAGCCAGCATCGCGGCCTTGGTTAGCAGTAATGATGGTTTCCATGTCCCGCTTCAATTCAGAAGCGGCTTTTGCCAGCTGGTAACTTTTCTCACTGCGCCGACCTGCTTTGTTGACCGTCTCAAGAGTGCCTGACACTTGAATCGTCTTTTGAACGATCTGCGTGTAGTTGCCGAGACGAGTGGTCGGGCTAAGCGTAGCCGACACAGCATCAGCGCCTTCAACCGCAGCATTAGCAGTGGTCGCAGAAGCCAGCGAGTCGGTTTGCCACTCGTGAAAAACAGCCGTTGCACGAGTACGAGCAAGAGTGCTCATAATCGGGGTTTCGGTCGGGGAGATTTGATAGATGACATCGATCAGGTCTTCGCGCTGACCGATAGCCGTGGAGGTTTGATAGACGGGCATGATTGCTCCTATGTCAAGAATCGTTCAAAAAGAGTCGCAGCATCCCTGGCTTTGCCAGTTTTGCGCAGTCGGTTCATATCAGCCTTATAAGCGTCAGACTCAGGGTTTGAAACCTTGCCAGTCCCGGGCTTTAGCGTCTTAGGAGCCTCGGCAACCCTCTTGGTTACTTCTGGCTTGGTAGACATCAGCTTGCGGTACTGAGCGGCTTCCCACAAAACCTGAACAGCGCGTGAGTCATATACCTGATTGAGTTCTGATTCCGTAAAACCGACGTTCTGTGCATACGAGCGAATATCCCGTCGGACTTCTTCACCCTTCTGCGGGTCAGCATACTCTGGAATGGCTTGCTGTAGTCGGGCCTGTTGCTCGGCAAGATACTGCTGGAGTTGCGTCTGACGCTCCGCTTGTTGCTTCTCAGCAATGCGTTGCTTTTCAGCCTGAACTGCGGCTAGTTGCTTGTCTCGCTGGACAGACTCAGCGACTTTCATCGCGTAGCCAATCGGATCGGACTCTTTCAGTGACTCTAAATCTTCCGACTTGTTCTGCTCCGATAGAACCTTTTCAATCAGTTCCAATCGTTGAGCATACTGGTCTCGGAGTTGTTTGGCTTGCTCGACAGCGGCTTTCTCAGCTTCAATAGCCTTCCGCTGTTCTGCTAAAGCCTGGGTTTTCTGAGTGTAGTCAGTGCCAAGTTGATAGCTCTTAATCAGGTCGTCCAACGAAACTTCGCGTTCCTCACCTGCGGCTTTCACCCGGTAGCGCGGTGTTTCCTCGACTTCCTGCTGCTCAACTACAGCCTCCGTCTCCTGTTGCTGTGCCTCGGGAGTGGGCTGTTCGCCTTCCTCTGGCCCCATCAAACCTAGAAACGCATTGGCTGCACCGTTTACATCCAGCGGGCCACTTCCTTGCGGATTGGTGTCCATATCACCCCTTAAAGTATCTTCCAGCGTTTACGCTTAATCTCGGCAGTGTCAACAATCGACTGAAAGTGATTAACAACCGTGGTTAAGCATTTAATCATTCTATACGCATTTTCTCGTGCGTCAATATCTTGCTCGGACGAGTTAAGAATCAGGTCAATCTGCTCCTGTTTCAACTTTTCCAGTTCACCCCGGAAATAATCGTCTCGCAGTAGATTCGCCGCCTGCTCTGGACTCATCCCGGAATCTCGACGTTTTGCGTAATCCCAGCACCGACCTTCGCCGCTTTCAGTTGAGCCTCAACCGCAAACTCCTGCTGCTTCAGTTGTAGTTCTGCTGCGGCTTTCTCACGAGCCAGTTGAATGTCGGCTTGAGCCTTCATCCGCTGAGTTTCAATCGCTGCCAGTGCTTTCTGTTGCTCAATCTGGATCTGGGCTTGCGCCTGAGCCATCATCGCGTCCAGAGCAGGATTAGACTGCTGCTGCGGAGGTGGATTGCTCAGTTGCTGGTCAAGCTCGGGGGGAATCTCTTTGAAAAACTCCGTCGAATCCTTCAGCCCCGCCGCTTCGATAAACCGTCCCAGCGTCGCCCGATACTGGCCGACAGAGACAAGCGGATTGGCAGGACCGTATTGCTGGAGAATCTGCTCTTGCTTCGACAAGATCATCTGAAGCATTGCCATCTGCTCGTTCTTCGATCCGGTCCCGAGTCCGACACTGATCGAAACGTCGTACAGGTTCGACCACTCTCGCGGGTCCATCTCGACGAACTTGCCACGCATCCGGATCAGGCGCGGCTTGTCCTGGTACTTGCAGAGCAGATGCAGAATGCCCCGGAAAAGGCTCTTTACGCCCGTCTCAGCGAACAGCCGAGCGATTAGCTCCATCTTGCCAGCACCCGCTTGCATCGTCGCTGCTACAGCCGCAGCCGTGACGTTTTGCAGGATGTTGGGATCGAGACCTTGCGAAGTCTCCGACACTCCCGACCGCTTAGCTTGCACCGAGTCGAAATAACCCAGCATCGGGTAAGCGGAACCAGTGATGTCCGGCACCTGAATCGGAGCAACTGCGCCCGTTGATTTCGTCCTGACAACACCACCAGGAGTGACGTTCAACAAGTCATCCAGGTTCACCTGACCGTCAACAACCTGCATCCGAGCGTTGTTGATGAGGTAGAGATTGTCCAGCATCTGCCGAGTGACGGTGGACTTGATTAGCTGGATGTCCATCGTCCGGTCTGCCAGCGACTGACCAAAGAACTTGTGCGGAATCGGGATCGGACAGATCACGTGAAACGGCACGTAATCGGTAGGAATGTTGGCTTCCCGCCCGTCAGCGTAGGTCAGAATCGTGCTGTTAGAGTAGAAAATCTGCCGCAGTTCTGCGATCCCATCCTCGTCATAATCGACATACAGATAAGACTCATATACCTCGACCTCTTGCATTGACTCGTCGAGACTGTCCTGCTCGTATGGTTCTTCACCAGGGGAGTATCGAGCGATCCGCTCCTCGGTAAAGTCGAGACTGTTGTAGACGGGCAGTTTGTAAACCTCGTCCTTGTCGAACCCCATCTGAACGAGTTCCGACCGCGGCATCAGCCTACGGTGCGCCATGAAGGGTGATTTCGTCTCACCAAACCGCGCTTTCTTGCTGACGATCAGTTCTTCGGGAGGGATGCAGTCAATCTGAATCCGGCCTGACTTGGTTTTCTTGCGGACGACAACATTGTGCGAACGAGTGACTTGATCGACAACTGTACCGTCTGGCATCTGCATCTGCGATACGGATTCTTCCGTCTCCTGGCCGACGATCTCCATCGTACCGTCAGACAGTAATAGGACGAGTTCCGTGTCCGACAGACCCCGGTAGGTTTCCTCGTCTACTTCGATCTTTTCTTCCCAGACCGCTTTTACCGTCCCGGTCTTGGCAAGCAAAGCGTCCTTGAACCAGTCATGCAGGATGGCAAAACCGTTGTTGTCCTTGGTAAACACCCAATTACCGTAGTCCGTCGCCTGATCTGCGCCTTCCTCATCGCCTGGGCCAACAGGCTCGTATCTGGCAATCTCATCGTTTGCAGTAAATACGCGAATGAGTTGCGGCAGCGCACCATCGATAACCTCTGCCACTTCGCCGGTAACGATCTGGCTGCGGCCTTCTTGCTCGTTGCCGTAAGGGTTTCGCAGGTAATAGTTCAGTGCTTCGGCACGTTCTGCTGTGGTTTCGCTGTCCAGCATCCCGATAGCATCGTCGATCTCTGCTTGCAGAATGCCGGTGAGAGTCCCGTTATCCATTTACCACCTCGCGCCTAAAATACTTCCGCTTCTCTGGGTCTTTCGTTTCCAGTTCAGCGAGTTTCTTCTCTAGTTCAGCAACCTTGCGTTGAAGTTCTTCAAACTCGCGCTTCTGAACGATGAAACCTTGTGGCATTAGCATTAAAACCTCCCCGTCATCTGCAACCCAACGTAAGGATTAGACCCTACTCGACCCATCAGCCCTAACATCAAGTCCTCATTAAGTTTCTTAATGTATTGGGCTTGCAGTGATCGGACAAGGTTTCCGAACTGATCTTGCGACATTGTGGCAGAGACATCTACGTTTGGCGTTGGAGAGAACCCAATAGAACCTTTCTTGTAGTTCTCGCCAACTTCGCCTTTCACTCCAAGTAACCCACCCAGCAGGTTTTCGTAAGTCAATTGACGCCGTGCTTGTCCAGGCTCATTCCCGTAACTGACACCAACCGTTCCGAGAGGGGTTTCCTGCTTTGCGCCTAGTCTGGCAAATTGGCTTGCAATGCTCTGCAACTCCTGCGGGGCAGATTCCGGCATTTGCGGAACACCCGTAAACTTTAGGTTTTGCCCGGAAATATCTACAGGCAACCGTTCTCGCGCCATCATCAACAGCAATCTGCGAAGATCGGTTTCATCCATCAGACCACCCACCTTGTATTGACGTTGATCGGCTTCGACCAGGATGATGTTTCATTCAGACCGACTGCAAGATAACGAAATGCGTCCGATCCGTGGCTAGACCAATCGTGTAAGGGTCTATCATAAAAGACTTTCTGCTTTTCGTCGAAAGTCCGTCTGTAGTTCCGCAGGCAGTTCAACCCTTCGCTTGTTTGCGGGATGTTGAACCAGCAGCGGGGCAAAAGTCTGCGGACAGCTTGGATACCGTCATCCACTGATAACCGTGGCGCAATCGTACAACTGAGGTCAGCCTGCTGCAAGACCTCCAACCGAGACTTTCCCGATCCTAGTTCTCTGACCTGTACGTCGTGCGGGACGATGTGCTCGGCCTTGTGCCAGCCCTTATTCCGCAGTTCTCGGACGTACCAATCCAGCCCGACCCCGTGGTTCTCGATGAAGTCTAGGAGTCTGACTTCTTGTCCGTGGACTTGTGCAATCCAGATCGAAGTCGAGTCGCCAATGCCGAGATCCCATGCAGCAAACGTCTTGCAGAGGTCATCGCGGGCAATAGAACAGAATCGACCTTCTCCCTCCATCTGGTTAAGAATCTGCCCATAGTAAGCCCCCTCGATAGCAGCATGGAACGAACACTCGAACTCTTGGTCGTACTTGTCGCGCCCCATTTCCCGCAGCGCATCGTCTAGTTCTGACTGAGCAATGATCTTCGTCTGACTGGCGCGGAACTCGAGCAACTTCCACCCAGGTTCACCCTGTGCCCTGTTCCGCAGGTCGTAGAAGTGATTCTGGCCTTTAGGTGTGCCGATAAACATTGCCCAGCCTTGACGGTCGGCTAGGGCAGGTCGGATTACTTCGTTCCATATCTTTGGATTCTGATCCCCCACCTCGTCCAGTACAACTCCGTCAAAGTAACTCCCGCGTAGTGAGTCGGGATTGTCGGAGCCGTACAGACCGATCCTGCGGTCCCAGAAATCGACACGAAGCTCTGAAATGTTTGGTGTGGCTCCCAGCGGACGGGTGTAGTGGAGCAAGTAGTCCCAGGCAATGCGTTTGCTCTGTGCATAGGTTGGCGCAATGTAGGCAAATCGTGGGCGTTCCTTCTGGCACATCACCGCAGACTTTACTAACTGGTTGATGGCTGAGACAGTCTTGCCTAAACGACGATGCGCCACTACCACTGTAAAGCGGTGATCCTCCATTGCCTGATGGATCTCAAGCTGTGGATCCCGCGGAGCGTAAGGGATTACGATTTCTCGGACGCCCATGTCACTGCCATTTTAAGCGGTTCGCCTTCAGAGTTTGCGTGTTCAACCACGTTATGCTCGCGCCACCCTGCTCGAGTCTTAAGCCAAAAGATCATCGCCGCGGTATTCCCAGCTTTCGCTTGCTGGAAAAGCGTCTGAGCAATAGCAGCATTGGCCTCCACCCTGCCTTCCATTAGCTCATGCTTGTAATGCTTTGTCAGCGTGTCGTGGTCGATCTGTAGCTTGTCGGCAATGTCAACGTAGCGCACCCCGACAGCGGATAGCGTCTTGACTAGCCGACGATCCTCGTCTGACGGGCTATGCCGCTTGCCTTGCATTTTTTATGTCCGAAAGTTCATTAAATGACTCACCAGTTTCCTCAAGCGTCGCCTGCTTGCCGGTAAATTCTTGCCAGCGCTTCACGATTACGTCGCAATACTTTGGGTCTAGTTCCATAATTCTCCCCAGCCTATTGTGTTTTTCGCAAGCAATTATTGTTGTGCCGCTGCCGCCAAACAGGTCTAACACAACACCGTTTACCGCACTTCCATCAAGCACAGCCTTTTCCACCAATTCAACAGGCTTCATGGTTGGATGAAGATCGTTTTTTGCTGTTCGCTTGATTCTCCATATATCCATGCCATTTTTGCCGCCATAAAACTTATGATTGTTTACCCATCCATAAAACATTGGTTCATACATACTCATATAATCGCTGTTGCTTAAAGTATGATTTCCTTTATCCCATATAACTAAAGACCGGCACTTAAGGCCAGTTCTTTCCATGCTGGCAAAATATTTATCTATGCCAAGTCGATAAAAAGTAATGTAAAACGCACCGTCAACTTTAGCCGTAATTACACTGTTAATGGCATCCAAAAAATTGTTGCCATCTTGCTCTGACATTTTGTCGTTTTTAATACTGCCGTGTTTTGCGTTGAACGATTTGCTGCCGTCCGCATGAATCCCTCCAGTAAAATCCATTAAATAAGGAGGGTCAGTAAATATCATGTTAGCCGTCTCAGGCATCAGTTTATCCACCGCATCGATGCTGGTGCTATCCCCACACATCAGCCGATGTTTGCCCAGCAGCCAGACATCTCCAGGCTTGGTAACCGGATCAACCGGAACCTCTGGAACATCATCCTCGTCCGTCAGCCCTTCCGTCAACTCTACTGGCATCAGCGCGGCAATCTCATCGGCTGAGAATCCGGTCAGTTCTGTGTCAAACCCTAAGTCTTTCAGGTCGGCAAGCTCAATCGCCAGTAAGTTGTTGTCCCAATCAGCGTTCAGCGCCAGCTTGTTGTCGGCCAGAATGTAAGCCTTGCGCTGCATCTCCGTAAGATGCGACAACCTTACCGCGGGAACTGTGTCCTTGCCTAGCTTACGAGCAGCCATCACCCTGCCGTGACCAGCAATGATGCTGTTGTCGTCGGCTATCAGGACAGGATTGTTGAACCCGAACTCT